TTTTGACTTCGTCAACTTTGTCTATTTTTGTAACTACTACTTGAGTAACCAATGATTTGTAATAAAAAAGAATGAAGGCAAGCAGAATTATAATTAGCACTATTGTTTTTGTCTTCCTGATTTGCTCTAAAATGTACTTGATTTCATTCATAATTATATAACCTTGATTTAGGGGCTTTGTTGTAAATTAGATGTAGTTGTTTATGATGGTTTCTTGGGCTGTTATCTCGGTTGTTACATCAGCATTTAAAACCTCATTTCCTACTCTGATTATATTTAAGTAGGTGCTTTCTACATAAGTGTAAGCTCCCCTTACTTCTTGGTATACCTCTATCATGACACACAGTTTAATGTTAATTGACTAATATCAAAACTACAAGCGTTTGATGTCGCGCCCGAAGTTCTAACCGCTTGAATCGTTATCGGTGTAGTATCACTTGGTAAATTCGTAGTGATTGACCCCTCGACTGTTACGTTGTTTTCCAACGAAGTAACTTTGTAATATACAGTCATTGAATTAAATGGGTTGTACATTTCAAAAACAAAAAAATCAGTTGCTGCACTTCCTGTTCTGTTTGCAGGAAAATGAACTCCTAAATCTATTTTTGTAGCTGTACCTGTTGCATCGTTATGAAATATCTGTAAGTTTGTATCTGCTGCATCCGAACCTATTCCAACTATGTTAGTCAAACTATCAACGAAAACAGTAGATGAAATACCTAATAAAGTTGTTGCCGATGTCATTCCGTAGAATTGCCTTGCACCTGTATTTAAAGCCGTGTCTGAAATGCCAAATCCAACGCAAAACCTCCAACCCATATCAATAATGTTAAAAGCACTTGTTGACCTGTACCCACACACACCATTCGCTGCAGGAGTTGAAACGCCAATTTTTAAACGTGTTTTTTTCGTTTGCATGGAAGTTGTTGTCACTGCTACTGCTGTAGCCGTACCCTGTAAAGTACCAACCGCAATATTTTCAGAAAGCACCGTTGTTGAATTGTGTTGCGCTCTGTAGCCACGTGCAATTTCTGAACTTGCTACATTCCAATAACCAGTGATTACAAGTTTAGCGTCAATTTGATTTTCGACCGCTTGAGTTGTTGGATACTTAGTGTTATTTAAGGTTGTGAAATTTGTCGCTTTATTTGCTAACAGTTCAAAATCTGCAACGTTGTAAATAATTTCCGAAATCCCACTTAATGTACGCGTGTATATCTTCCCATTTGCAGTATTCATGTAGAATTCACCAATGTATAAATCAGTGTACAACCATGTACCATCCCTATGGTCTGATGTTGCAGGAATAGTGGCAATGCCTGACCCTTTTTTTATTACAATTCTCTTTGTTATATCGCTCATAAATTGTATATATCTGAATTAATACTCGCACCAACGCCACCTGTTAAGCTGTAAACATCCTCATCTGCACCAACGCCACCAAATAAAACACCGTTATCCTCGTCACTTAAATTTGTAACAAGTATTTTTTTAGGTATGTCGCTATCAATAGGTTGTATAAATAAAGAGTCACTATCCAATGCGGTAGTGACTTCTTTAAATCTTATAAATGAAGGTGTTAAGCTCATTATAATGCTAAATTACCAAACACATACGCTTCAGTAGCTGAAATAAACAGAATTGTAGCACTTGAATACTGAGTATTGATCTTTAGTTTGCCACCGTCACTTCTTAACGTTACACCAGAACCAGCAATTGTAGTTTGACCTGCGCCATATTGTGTAACCAAAACCTGTTGACCTGCTGTAAAAACTCCAGAAGGCACCGTCAAAGTGTTAGCAGTTGCCTTGTTCATTTCAATACACTCACCGTTATCAGCAGCTACAAGCGTGTAAGAATCCGTTTTGCGGTCTAATATTAAATCAATTACTTTTTGTTGTGTGTACGTTGCCCAACTTGTACCATTCCATCTGTAGGTAGTGTTGTTTTTAACTCCCGTTACCAATGTGCCAACCGTTGCCGCTGAGTTCTGTAATACATACGCCCAAAATGTACCGTCCCATTCAATTACACCTGCATACGTTCCACTTGCAAATAGATATCTATCTCCAATCGTTGGCGAAACAGGGACCTCTGTTATTCTATCTAACACGGTAATCCCGTAATCAACACCAACCCCTACTTCTTTAATAGAACCATCAGCATGGTATTTTAAACGCCCATCAATGTAATGGATCGTTCCATTTTCTTTTACTATTCCGCTTTCAGAAGTCAACACATCTGGTTGCACCTTCCATGTTGCATTATTAATAGTTTGCGTAGTGTCAATCTGTGTAACTGCCATAATTATATTTGTTTTAAAAGTTCCTTAATTTCGTTTATTATATCCTCGTGGCTTTCAGCTTCAAGTTGGTCTAAGCCGTCAAACTTCCCTTCAATACTAAACCCTTTGAATTTACCATCTTTAATTTGTTGCCAAACCTCTTCATTGTAAACTTTCATCTTAACAACCCATGAGCCTTTAACAGCATTCAAATTGTAAAGGTTAGATTTATCGTGTTTCTCGTCTTCAACTATCCAACTTTCGATTAAGCTAACACCCTCAACATTGTGGTCATGGTCAACTGTTACGTTGTTGTTGTAATTCTTTTTTAAGTAAAGTTCTTGAACCTTAGCGATTGTTTCCTCACTAAATGAGATCGTAAACTCTTTATCCTTAATTCGTCTTAAAATCTGTTTATGTGGTACTAATGCAAGCCCCACAACTTCACGTTTTTCATCGTTGGTAACTTGCAACTCAACACTAATTTCACTTAGAAAAATAAAATCTTCCTCAATAGCGGGTTTATCTACTAATGAAATAGCAAACACCCCTTGGTCATCGTCTTTAATTGTTAGCTCTATATTCTGCATACTTTTATAACTTAATTTTGATTAAAATGTTGCATTTCTTACTCTATTACGGTCTAATGCTTGTGCTGTCGATACTTCACCACTTACCACATAGGCTTTAACAGGTTGCTGTTGCAACGCTCCTAACTGCATTTGTGGTTGAGCTTGTATAATGTCAAATGACGGTGTACGTGGTGCGCTTGCTGTGGGAGTAGCTCCACCACCGCCACTGCTCTGAAATTGTGTGTTAGCTATCTTTGCGATGTTTAAAGCTCCTAATGTACCTACTAAACCTGCCTGTATAATTTGCGCTCCAGGGAATAAAGGTACTTGAGTTAATGCAGCTGTAACCCCTTGAGCAGTATTGACAATTGCATTCCCTAAACTTGCAGCTTTGTTTAATTGAAATGCTTTGCGTTGGTCTGCTTCGTTGCCTTGAGCGAATAGTTCTGCAACACTTCCCAACACATCAAAAGACATTCGTGTTAACTCAATCTTTTTATCATTTTTTTGTTGTTCAAGTTGCTCTTCTTTTTCTATTCTTTTATTTAAATCTTTTACTAACTCCTCGTTTGTTTCTTTATTTATTTGTATTATTAAATCTTTTCTTCTTTGTTCTCTTTCTCTTTCTTTTTTTAACTGATTCTCAACATTTACAGGTTTTAACCTTATGTTTTCAGAGTCCTCTAAGTCTTGAGCTTGTTTCTTTGCAAATTCGTCTTTTTTCTTTTGTAATTCTTGTTCTTTTTTTAAGTTTTCCTCTAAGTTGTTGTATGATTCTTTAAAACCCTCTTTCTGTTTTGTTAGTGTAGATATGTTAAGCTCTTCTTGTTTTAATTTTAGCTCATCATTTTGGTCTTTTTTAGCTTTTAAAATAGCATTTCTTTGCGTTTGTAAGTCCTTGTACTCTTTATTTAAAGCTTTTGCCCTGTCCCAATCTTCATCCACATAAGCCTCGATATACATATTTCGCTTGTCTTTAAGCAATTTATCAAGCTCTGCAACCGTTCTTTTCTGTACTTCTACACGTTCTTTATTACCTTTTTTCTCAATGTTTAATAAATCTTGTTCACTTGCACCTCTTGCACGTGCTAAACGTAACTCAGCTGCTGTGTTTTTATCTATTTGTTCAGTGTTTCTTTGATATTTTATGTTAGCTTTATCAATTTCGCTATTCAAAGCATTTTGTCGACGCTCTAATTCCTTAGTACCGTCAATCCATTCCATTATTTTAGGTAATAGAAACCCGATAGTAACCACTAAAGCCCCTATTCCCGTAGCAATTAACGCACCCTTTAACGTAGCGAATGCTGCTACAACTTGGTTTTTAACAACTGAAGCTAACTGAATAAATGAATCCTTTGCTCCTCCTAAAGCTTGCAACCCCTCAGCTAAAGCCATTGCGCTTTGAACTTTTAAAAGTTGCTCTTCTACCTTCTTACTTTCAACACCAACTAAACCTAAAGCTCCCTGATAAGCAGCGAAACCACTCGCAACACCCCCCAACGATGAAGATAAAGCTTTGAATTTCGCATCTGGATTAAAGGCATCTGTTAAGGCTTTTGCATCTTCTATTTGGTCTTTTAGTTCCGCTGCTCTTTTCGCCGCATTTGCCGCCTCTCTTGACGTTGCACCAAACTGCTCCGATAACTTTGCAACTTCCGCTTGTGCCTCTCGTAATTGTGATTTAAGCGAGCCTAAATTGTTCTTTACCTCTAATTCAATTATTTTCTTTTCTGCCATTTGTAGCTTGTTTTAAGTATAACTCTCTTTTAGCTTGTTTGTAGCTTTCACGAACCGAATTAGTAAGTTTATATTTCCCTTTAGCGATGTCGATAATTTCGCTTTGACCGTAAAAATCATTTGACTTCAATAGTTGTATAATTGTATTAAGCATCTTGATAAATTGTTAAATAAGGTTCTCCGTTTCTTGTTATTGGCCACTGTACAGGAATACCACTTGTATTTGGTGCGATTATAATATTTTGTAATGAATCTATAAGACTCGCGTATGTAGTGCTATTTATTGTAGATGTACCAGGGTCATATTCGTTATACTCAAATAAATCATTTGGTTTTTGATTAAAAAACGGCACTTCAACTGTGTTTTGAGCAGCACTTTGAACAGGAATATTAACATTCGCTACTGGTCTAAAATCATTAATCAATGACAAATCAACTTCACCACTTGTTAAGTTTACTTTCATTTCATTAATTACATATCGTTTGTCACGTATAATTAACCTGTCATTTAACTTTAGTGATGTCAATAATGAAATTGGAAATAATGCTTTAACGTTTGTTAGTCTGTTTTTAGAATTGAACAAGTTTTGTAAGTATTCAGCGTAATACTGAGAGTACAAAGTATTTGTTATTGTCACACCATTAAATGCACTACCTTCTACTGAAAAATGATTTGAAAACAAAGCGTTGTTGTATGTTATTTGATTTGTTAAAGGCATATATTGAGTTCTTAATGCAGTTGTAACACCATTATTAAAATAAAACGATACTCCTGTTTTTAAAGCGTCTAAATATAAAAGTATAGGCTTATTATCATAACTATCTACAGATGTAACTTCACTTAATAAATGAGCGTATGGAGGTTCAGCTGTATTACTCAACACTTCTTTAGTAAAATAAATATTTTCAAATGGAACATCAATTTTATAATCCCCACCATCGTAATTTGGAAACGATTCTTTTACACTTCCAAACTCTCTAATCGTATTATTTTTTTCGTTAAAATATTCTTTATTGTTAAAACTTTCAGACTTTTCATAATCAAATGATATTTCCTTGTGAAGTTTATGTCGTTCAATTGTAATTTCATCCGTGTCAACATATTCCGTAACATCTATAACCGCTCCCTTTGTATACCAATCATCCAACGGCTCTACTTGAAAGTTGTCTACTGATGTAGCGTAACAAGTAAGATTAAACATTTTAAATATTCCACTAACAAAGTCGCTAATCTTCATGTTAGGCGCATACACCGATGGATCAATATAAGGATTTGAAAGTGTTATACTTCCACTGTTTCCTGTTTCACTTTGTGCGTTACCTTCTGTGCCTGTATTAGGATTATAATTTCTATATCCTAAAGTAAAAAAAATAGTTGCTATCCCACCTATAACAGAACGAACTTTAAATTCTAATTTGTTTGCTCCTACCAATAAAGAAGATGAAAAAACACTCGTAGGACTGCCTGATTTTATCTCAGTTGTTTTTACTACTTGACCGTTTAATACTGCATCTACATATATTTTCATTCCCGGTGTGCCACTTGTAAAACTTGATGTTACACCAATACCCGAAGCGTTTAGTAAATCCATGTAGGTCGAATAAATACGCGCGCCTACTATTCCTGTAAAAGATATGTTTTGTGTTTCGCTTAATGCTTCAAATGTCTTTGCATTCTTTAACCATAAATATAAATCTGTAAATACTTTTTGATTGAAAAAATTAGAGTCAAATGTTACACCATATTTTGTTTCGATTGCTTCAAATATTCTTTTTACACGTAATGCAGGAAATAACTCATTGTAATAAATCGCGCCTGTTATTGTATCTATATCAGTGTTCGCACCAATTCCATAAGTCCATTGTCGTTTAGATGAAATCAAAGGATAACGAATATCTGAATCTGTTGCGTTTACTAATTTTGTTCTAACTATTTCACCATTGTAAACATGACCATAACTGCTGAGATTTAAATCCTTTAAGCTATCATCACCAAACTTATCTTTAAGGCTCGTTAAATCTCCGTAAAACGTTATTGAATAGCTTTCAACACGTCCTTTAACAACGTTTGAACTTTCGATTGATATTTTACCACTCCTAAATGGTATCGTTCCTATTTCTATAAATCCGTTGCGCTTAATGTTAGGATTATCATTTGCATCTACATCCGATTGATAAAAGTGTTCAAACAGTCTATTATTACGTGGTGATGCAGGAATAGTAAACGACTGAGTAAAGTCAGTGTAAACCTTTGCAAGGTCTTGAATGTTTTGAATCGAGCTATTAATCTGAATCTCTTCATCGTTAAACAACTCTAACTTTTCATAGTTATTTGAATCCGTAATAACTTCTATGTATACGTCTACCTTTCTCATTATACAACGCTATTAATTAAGTCATACGCAAATTCAAACTCCAAACTATAATTTATTTGTTTTGTGTTTATCGACTTGTTTAGTTCAATCGACTTAGTTTTAAGTATCGCGGGCTTTTCATCTACTAACACTTTTTCACTTAACATCAATTGTTTTAAGTTGTCCTTAAAATCTTCTTCAACCCATCCACTATTGACCTTTATACTTTGCTTCCCGTTTTGGTTGTAAGTAGTTCTTTGCCCACCTGTTAAACTATAATTGTACGGTTGCATTAAGTTGTAATCTTTGTTAGTGACTTCGATATTATCGTTCGATGCTTTGAAAAAGAATTCACGTTGGAACGCTCCGTGTTTATTTATGAAGTCAACTTTAACAGGCGTATACAAACACTCTTCAACAGGTTTAAAAGTCCATGTTGCTTGCATTACGTTTGAACTGTTTAATAGCTCTACAGTATACTCTTTTGTAAATTCTGAATTATAGCAGCGTGGCACGTAATAAAATCCCAAGGCTAAAGATGCACTTAAATAAACAATACCATCGGTAACATTTGTCCATCTTATCTTATCAGATGCTGCAGCGTAAAGCATAATAAAACCAGCATTTGCTCCACTATGATAGTAATAATTTTTTTGGTCTAATAAGTAATTCCCTCCGTTATAATTAACACTATTAGAAAACTCTGAGTATCCATCAGTTGCAATATAATCAGTTGTATCTACTAATGTTTCTGTTGCTCCTACAGTCTTGTATCTCTTTACCCTAACATTAAGTTTATCAACACACGTATAACTAACCGCTGCCGTTAAACTTGTAACGTTAGTATATGCCGTGTGGTCAAAGTATTCACGAATATAAGGTGCAATGTCGTAATATGTTGTTGGAGCATTCGATGCAGGAATTGCTTTGCTAAGTGTGTAGCTTAAAGTAGGAGTTGAACCTAAAGCCCCGAAGCTGATAAACAATTCAATCTTTGTACTAACCTGACTTGCTTCATTGATACTAATAATATAAGGTGACCTTGCTCTAATCATTTCGGTTGTTTAATTGAGTAATTAAAAATCTTTTCTAAATCTATTTTTAAGTCGTTGACTAATTCTTGAGGTAAACGTTTGTACGCTGCTTCAAATGGTTTAGTAAAAAACAAAGTTGGTCTTATACCTTTCGCATAAATTGACCGTGTAATTATCCACGCTGTTGCATCGTACGATAAAAATTTACCTGTAGACTTCTTTGTTTCGGGGTCACGTTGTCTAAATTGAAATTTACGCGCCTTAACCCATCTTTGTATTCCCTCCGTTAATCCTCCTTTTGCTCCCGTTCCGCTCCCAAATTTATATGGTGACTTTGGTGCTCTTGCATTTGAACGCTTACCCCTCACCCCTTTGTCTTGATAGTTACCGTATTCCTCCATTTGGAAGTTAAGGAAGTAACCTTTAGCATAAACCTTTGCTTCACCTTTCAATGAGTTGTACAACTTTCGCGTGTTGTTGTGGCTGCCAAAAGGTGCGCGTCCTTTCGTTAAGTTAGTACGAGCCTGTTTAATTACAGACGCCTTGAATTTATCCAACGCGCCCTGTAGCCCTGACTCCCTTAAATCTGCTAACATATAGTCATTTCATTAGGCGCTAATACATCAAAGGTCATTGTCCAACCTGCAACAGCATCGGTAAACCTATCAACAAAGGGTTCACAACTTGCAGTATCGTCTAACACTTCATACCCTGCATCGTTTATGTCTCCACGTCTTACTCTCTCAAATATTCTATTAAGTATGCTTAACGTAGTGTTTAACACATCATCCTCATTATCATTCCCCTTGTAAATATCTGTTACATCGTCTTTACTAATATCAACTATGCTCATCATAACCAATGAAACATTATACACCGTTGTATTACCTCTAAATGCTACATCGTTAAAGATAATGTGACACAATGGGTACATGTCTTGCTTAGCATTAGTGATTTTATCAAGGCTGCCCTTCGTTACTCGATTAACTAAAGGGTCTGCAAGTATAGAGTCATGTAATAATGTAGATAGGTTATAATAGTTTTTCATGTGATCGCTTTAATTGTTTAACCTCGATTCTGCTTTTTTGTTGTTCAAAGGTTAAAAAAGTTAAGCACTGATGAAGTTTAAGCCCTGTAACTTCGTCAAATCTTCTAATGTCTCCTTGAGCGACATGATAGATTGAGCTATACCACCCCCATTGTTTGCTGAATTGAACATTTTCGCTATATGGGTTTTGTTCTTCATTTTCTCCAAAGAGGACAGCGTACTGCTTATTAATTCGATTCCTAAAGTCCAAAAAAAAACAGATGCAGGTAGTACAACGTCCAACGGTGCATATTTTAACACCTCTGAGTAACTTAAATCGCCCTTGTAAGGTTCTATTTCATATTTGCCCTTAACGTCTTTTACAATCGGTCTATACATTACTGCAAGTGCTTTGTGTATATTTTGAAAATCTCCGATGTTAGATTCAATATCGATGTATTCACCCCATGATATTTCCTCAAGGTCTGGAATAAATCCAAACTCCACACCGTTCAATTTAAATCTATTCTTGAACTTTGTTTTCTCGTTAAATAATTTGTCAAAGTGTTGCACCAACTCTATTACGGTCGATGCTTTCATCTTAACAACTTCCTTTAATTCAAGCCCACAAAAGATTTCAATCATCTTTTGAAATACAAACTCTTTGTCATCTGAGTTGTTCAAAGTAACCATGTACTTTTGGTACCTATCTAAACTTATTTCGGATAGGTTAGAAGGAATATCTATTTCAATCTTCATTTTGCTATTATTACTTTAGCTCTCACACCTTTCCAATATTTCAATGATGCTTCAGCTTTCGCAACTTCATTGTCGATTGATTCAACACATTGAAATTTCCAATTGTCCCCATACTCATCTTTGTAAGCATCTACAACCTTTGCGCTGCTTTCATTAATCATTTGTCTCAAACTTTTACCTGATTCCATATTTACCTTTGTTTGGGTTTGCTAATTGATAACTAACTGCATAACGTAATGCATCTAATCCGTGATTGTACTTATCTATTGGTGTTTCACTTTTCTTTTCTAGCCAACAATAGTTATTTAATTCTTTTATCAAATCTACTGAATTTTCATCAATAATTAAGTCATAGTCTTGTAATAAACTTATCCCATATTTAACAGAATCAGCTCCTTTGATTGTAGGTACGATATTAAGCCCTTGAGACTTTAATTCGTTAATCAAACGTGGCTCTGCATTATCCGCAACTATTAAGTCACGTCCTGCAAATTGTCTGTTAAGTTGCGAAAGTTGTGATGTGGTTAACCCTGTTTGATAAATGTGTAATCTAACATAAATAATCTTGTTAGTCTTATCTATTGACGTTTCAACAAGTGTCGAAGGATCGTTACTGAACCCGTAATCTTGACCAAATACCGAACCATTATCTTTATTGTATTCCCCAATCCTCCAGTTTGTAAAGATAACTCCTTCTGCTTTCTCCAACCATCCACCAAGAATGGTGTGTTTATACTTGTCAGGACGGCGTTCTTTTATTGTTTTAATCTGATTTAAGAAACTTTCAGACAGATTTGACATATTATCTTGGTACGTTGTGTGAATGTACGTTGTATCGCCTTTAACTGTATTGACTCCAGCTTCAACTCCTCTACTCTCAAAGAACTTTTGATAAATGAAATGTTCTTTAGTAGCAGGGTTAAGAATAAGTATTACCCTATTTTGTTTTTCCTTATGTCGAATAGAATAATCTATTTTGTCAAATACATCTTCATCTGTTAACTCCTCGGCTTCATCTAAAATCCAACAAGTGACCCCAGCTAATGATTTTAAGTTAGCTGTTTGGGTTCCGCTCGATGTCTTAATACCTTTGAATAGTATCTTACTTCCTGTTCTTAGATTTATTATTTCATCCTTGGTAATATGAAAATCTTTGTGCTTATCTAATACATCAATCTTATCAATAAATTCAGGTATAATAGAGATGTGAGCAGAAGTGAGGGTATAACGTGTAAATAAGATAACATGGTTCGATTCGTAGGTAAGGAGCAGCAGAAGTAAATTAATAGAGTATGACTTACCACTACCCCTGCCACCTGTAACAATAAAGTATCTAGAATCATTTGCAAAAGTTTTATATTTCGGATTCAGTATTACCAAAACTTATTAAGTCTTTTAATGTTGTTGTGTTGATGTTAACATCCGATTCAATACGCTCTTTTGGTTTACCATATGAGTATTCAATGATAATCTTTGATGCACTAATTTTATCAGCATCCTTTGACTTATCACTAACTACTATATTAGCTAAGCATTGAACAGCATCTAATGAATAAGGCATCATTAAGTCTCTGATTCTGTTCTCCTCATCTTTTGGTTTACGACCTGCTCCTGGTCTCGCTCCTCCTGTTCCAGCCATTGATTTTGTATTGTTTATTCAATCATCCTAAAAAACCGCCTTGACCTTCAGGGAATGACTCTTTGTTATATTCATTAAAAACTATTCTTACTTTGCGTAACATGTCGTTTAAACAAGAAGCGCATGAAGTTGGTCGTTCGTTTGTTTTAAATACTCTATTGTAAACCTTTAAGAACTCAATTTGTTGTGATGGTTTAATCTTAACAGAGATTTGAGGCAATAGTTCTTCCAATAGTTTGTATTCAGGTTCTGTTAAGCATTCAGGAGTTTTGTAAGGGAATAACTTGTTAAGTATTTCTTTACGTTTGTTGCAGCCACAATCCTCTCCAGCAATAAATTTAACTGCTTTGTCAATTCCTGTTGCTTCAGTAAATTTAGCTACTGTATCTCCAAAGCCTTTTGATCTTTTTGCCATATCTTTAATTTTCTTTTACATTTTTTAATAGTGTGAAAAATTGAGGTCAAGCTTATTTTAGTTTCCTTTTCTAATTCTCGCATACTTTTTCCACTTCGTAAATATAATAAAAAAAGTTGTTGGTCAAACCACTCCCATGTTTTTATTTCATCCTCCACACTCTGATAGTATAACTCTATTTCATACGTTTTGTTGTTTTCGTCCTCTGATAAGTCAACCAGAAGGTCGATGTCTACTGTTGAAACATTACGCTTGCATGAATCGTAAAAAGAGTTGCGCAGCATGATCCAAATGAATGACTTGGTTACTACTTGACCTTTGCCATACTTGTGAAAACGAATGTACATATCTTGCACTATGTCTTCGGCATCGGTCTTGGCTCCGAAGCGTTTAACTATTCGTACCCATTCATCATGATACTGCGCGATCTCTTTTAAATTCATGCTTACTCTTTAATGAACGTTCCGTTTTCGGTTTTACCTTTTCGGTATTCAATAACTTTAAAGGCACGTTTTGCACAATCTTCTAATGAGTAGCCCATTTGATTAGCTAATATAACAAGTGTAATGTAAGTGTCTCCAAGCGCGTCAATCGTTTCTGAAATATCTCGCTTTAATATTGCTGAGGATAACTCTCCAACCTCTTCCATGACCTTTGCAAGCTGTTGAAACTTATTATCTGGATTATCTAACTTACGAGCCTTTGCCCAATTAATTATTTCTCTTTCCATTCTTTTAGGTATAAATCAATTAAAAATTTTGTTTTCTCAAGGTCCTGTACAAAGTTACCTTTCTTTCTGCATCTTACCACTCTTTTTATAATATCTGATTCCCATGCGTTTAGTCCTTGTTGTTCTGCAAATAGATATAAGCTACCTTTTTCATTATTGTAATAGCTTGGTGCGTTGTCGGTCACCACTTCAAAGTAGTTTTCGATAGTGTCAAATTGATGATCCTGCCCTTTGTCGTTTATCACCCAAATATAGCTCTTTGTTTGCCCTATAACTTCGTAAACTTTACCATAGGTAAAATTAGCAAAGTATTTTTCTATACATCTTAATTTCATAAATTATACATTTTACTTATTTCTTCATTAATACCGTAATCAATTAGGTATCTTTTACCGTTCAGTTCTCCCCAATTTGCTTTGTTGTAAAGGTCGCACATATCAATATCAAGCTCTTTAATTAATCCTTTTACATTTGCTATGTCGTAGTGGTCAACTGCCTTAATAGGGTCGTATCGTTTCATTCTGATTATTCCACGGTTAAAAGAATAAAGTTCACCTAATAAGTTTAAATCTTTGTACTTATCCCAAAGGTCGCGTTCTTGCAAACATTGTAAGTAGCCACGTAAACTGATGGGTACTTTAACAACATGTTTTTTGAAGATGAATACTACCCTTGTACTAATTTTAATCTTCATTTTAAAAAGTGTTTTATTATTTGAATCTTACTTTTTTCTATTGTTATAAACTTCCCATCTACCCTTGCAAAGATACTATTTGTTTTTAAACTTCGTTTAATATTACACAATCTACAAACTTTTGTTTTACCTTTTTCGGCTTTTACTTGGTATTTTGAGTCGTCTTTTAAAAACAAAAACAAGGGAAGGTTTCGTTTGCATCTAAAACACTTTTTCATACTTTAAGAAGAAATAGTATATTCAAGCCACAACTCCAAATGCTTAGGTTTTATAAAAATATTAGTAATGAAGTGATGTTCGTTACAATCATTAATCCAAGCCATTTCTCTTATAGAAAATCCAAACACCTCTGAAAAAGTTGAAATATCAATTTGCATTGTTGTGGTAGGCACACAAGGAATTTCAATCACTTTGCGATGAACTTTTTCTTTAATTGTTTTATTAACTTCTTTTCGTTCATGATTTTCATTTGCGCCATATCCTGTGATTGGCTCTTCCGGAAAATAAAATTCTACTTTCATAATACTTCTAATTTTACATATTCTTCCCAATCTAACCCTTTAATTAACAATTCTACTGCCCTATCATATTCTGAATGGTCTTCAGTAAAATTTGAGGGTACTTCCCCATTCTCCCATAGTGAATAAAGAAATTCATTTGCTTTTTTTCTTGTCATAATTTATTTAATTAACTTCCACAATATAAGCATTCCTCTTGATCATCATCATCTAATTCAGGATTGGTTTCTATTTCGGGGTTCAATTGTTTCTTCAACTCATAAATTTTCTGAAGTATATCTCCATCGGCAAACAAATCACCTGTTAAGAATGATTTAAGCTCTTCAATTTGTTCTTTAATTGTTGTCATCGTATTTGTTATAAAAGGCTTTTCTTATCATTCTGCCTAGGTTAATTACTCCTTTTCTGTTCTCTCTAAACTTCCAACGGTCGACATCAAACTGCATTGCTATCATCCAACGATTCCTGTTCTTGTTGTCCTTTTTCATATCCTTTTTTAAATCCCGCTTTAAAAGCCTGTGAGTATAAACATTCTGTTGTTGATTCATAGGTAAAATCCATCCATGCGTCGTGAGCTGATTCTTCTAATTCTGTCATAAGTTTTGTATTTCTGTTTTAACTTCTTGCCAATATTCAGACGCGCCGCAATTCTCATATAAATCCTTGTCCCAACTTTTAATAAGTTCATCAACTGCAATTAATGCGCATTGTTTTGATATGTCAAAATTACCGTTAAATATATGATAAGATAATAAGTCATCGTATTTATCAAACAACTCTTGCGCTTGTTCTTTAGTTCCTTCAAATTCTGTCATTGTATTTGTACTTTAATGTTTTCTTTAAACTCGTCAATCTGTTTAATAATATTCGAGTAAGTCTGAGCCATTGTCTCGTTATTATTCTCTACAAATGTAGTCGCGAATCTTTCAACTCCATTGATAAATTGGTTAATTGTACGTTTAATTTCGTGCTTGTGAAACATATTATCTGACACATCATCAAGTGAATGTAGTGCCGATTGGCAAAGCATCATTGCACGTGCTATGTGTTGATAGTATTCTATAGCCCTTAGGCGTTTAGCCTCGCTTAAGTCAGCAAGGCTTTTAACGTCTTTCTTCATGTTAAAACGGTTCTGTTGATTCAACTTTATTAACTCTCCACGCATCTATTGACGTGAAATACTTGCCTTGATACTCGTTTGTTTTGAAGTTAAACAACACCTCAACTTCTTGGTCAACTTTGTTGTATTGGATAAACTTATCTACTTTCTCCGTGCCAAAAATTCCAAACTTTACCGCTTGAGGATATTGCCCTTCTAATTCTGTTATTACAAACTCAATCTTTTTGTTTGCTCCTACTTCAATCACTTCTAAAATGTTGGTGATCTTACCAACGAACTTCATTTCATTTTTGCTCATCTTCTTTTATTTTATTGTTTGCTATTTTAAACGCCTCTTTGACGCACTCTGTTACACTATACTTTTTCTTCTGGTACTTTAACCGCATCCGTATTTCGTCTATTGGGATGTCACTAAAGTCAACTATCGATTTTCTCATACCATTTATTTATATATTCATCTTCTTTTGTTATTAACCAATTATAAAATTTACATCTGTATTTTGGTGGTTCGTGGGCATACTTACCGGTTTTATTTAACCCTCGAATCCTGTAACACGCTGTCAAATGTCGTGTTATTCTATTTATTTTGTTTTCTTTCGATATCATTTATATAAGTTTTATAATATTCAATTGCTGCCGCTGAGCGTTCTAACATTTCCTGTTCAATTTCTAAGTCACGTTCAATGGTTAACATCGTTACAAGGCTTTGAATCGGTGTATCTCGCACTCTGTGCAGCTCTTCGCTTTCGTAACCGATTAAGTCGCTTGGTGTGTTGACCATACAATAAGCAAGTGCAGCGCGTTCTACATTGTAAAGATACATATAGCCCCGTAATTGGTACTCATAATCTTTAATGTTAATATCGCTTGGCGTTGCAGGGAATGTATCAAAGGACCATGAGGTTTTAATGTCGATAATTAAATCATTGGTAACTATGTCCGCTTCCCCTGTTAGTAGCTCTGTTGTTTTACGTTCCGTGTTCTTTTCATAGTTTGTAAATAAAACATCGTTAAGTAGTTCAATCGATTGCTCCTCGCATTGTATACCCTTGGTTACGTACTTGTTGTTTAACTCAGTAGTGTAACCGAAGTAGTCTTGCTTAGCAATTGACTTGATATAAGACTTTGCTGTCTCTGATAGCGCCCCTTTTGTTCGGGACGCCGTCATGATTTTCGGTAGTGATGAGCAACGTATTAACATGAGTATTTGATTTTAATTAAACCCCAAAATAAAGATATTTCTTTTTTTAAAGTTTCTTGTTTAACTTCAATTGGCTTTTGATAAATTTGGTTCTTGTTTTTTGATTGACCTTGTTTATATAAAAAATCGTACAATTTACGAGCCATATGTATATTTGGCTTAATGCTTTTCCATTTGTAAAGATGTTTTTTACCATATCTTTTTAGTTGCAGAAATTCACTTCTTATTTTTATTTCTGCTTGCATAGAAACATTGTATTTTTTTGAGATGTATATCTGTACAAAATCATCTTTGGTTTCTTCATGAACGTTTTTTAATAGCTTCAAAAGTCTTTGCGCTCGTTGTTCTTTTATCTCATCACTCATAATTTTTAACATAGCTCTAATTGTTTAGCGGTTAATTCAAACTTTTCTTTTAGCTTTTCCATTGTGTACGACCCATCTTTAATTTTAGTAAGTGCAGCAGCCAAACGCTCATCTGTAATTGTTTCTTTCTTTTTTGGTGTTGGTGCTTTTGAGTCGGGGTCGCTTTCTGTTTCGTCAATTAAAAACAAACCATTCAAAGCATATTTGCGTGCGTAACTTGATGCAGTCCCTGTTGTCTGTTCAGAACTCATACCTTTATGCTCTCCCATCTCTGCAAAGCCAAACACTTCAATAGATTCGCCTTCGTGTTTAAATGTTGCGGTTGCCTTTAGGAATAACTTGTTGCCTATCTCAACTATTGAATCTGACATTAATAATAGTGAATCATATTTGTTAAGTAAAGGCTTTAAAGCCTCTAATATTTGCTCAGCACTTCTATACTTGTACTTTCCAAATGCGTTGAATGAACCTTTCGGACATTTCAACTCTGCCTGTATTTTAATTAAATTTTTCATGATACAATTAGTTTAACGTTGTTTTTCTTAAAGATTGTCATTTCTAAATCGTATTCGATTGAATCCCAATTTATGTTTAAGTCGTCAATCAATACGTCTTGTTCAAAAGCACCGAGTACTATCGACCCGTTGTAAATGCTAATGTACAAGAACTTGCTAGCGTCTACCTTCCGAAGGATCAATGCTAATTTTCTGAGGTTTGTTTTCATTGTGTGTTTTGTTTAGTTATGTTACAAATCTAATCATTAATTATTAATCTACAACTATTTCTTTAAATTTTTCTAAACTTTTTATTAAATAATATTTGAAACCTTGTTCAATCAATTGCTTTTCAACGTATTTCTGTAATTCAGATTGGATGCCTTTTTCCGCTTTGAACTCAACAAATATTGTTTTACCGTCTTTAAATAGAATTGAATCAGACATTCCACTCATATTGCATTTAATAATTTTTAATGCTATCCAACCTTTAGCTTTAGCATACTTTATACATTTACTTTGTAGTTCTTGCTCGCTCATTAAAAAAGTTTTTGTTGTGCTGTATGGTTGTTAATACGTTGCATTGCTTTATCAAAATACTCTTTATCAAGTTCACAAGCCGTCAAATCAAATCCGTAATCGTGGCAAGCTATTTCAATACTTCCACTGCCTAAATGCGTATCAAGTATTTTATCTCCTTGCTTTGCGTATTTATCTAAAATCCATTTATATAGTTTATACGGTTTTTCTGTTGGGTGAAAAGTTTTTTGTGCAATTAAAGACGCTCTATTTAATTCAAATTGTCTTGTAACTGTTTCAAATGAAGTCCACGCCATTTCACCATCTGACATTGTTAAATCTCTTTGCCCTTTATACCAAAATATCCACGCCTTTGTAGGATATAAAAATTCAGTAAAATAATTAGCACCCCAAATAATTTGATTTTTAGAAACTCTTTTTAACTCTTCAAAATATTCTTTATTAGGTATTGAATTATCCCAATTCTTTTGAGTATGTTCTTTTCTGTTATGCTTAGGATTTTTATTAATACTTTTCTTTTGTCCATCAATACCAATTCCATAAGGAGGGTCGCAAATCGCAAGGTCAAAATAGTTGTCAGGGTAACGAGCCATTAGCTCCATGTTGTCTTCGTTAGTTATTTTTAACATATTGTTTAAGTGTAAAGTTTTTTTTCTGTGATACTGTTTTATAAATCTTTTCGGTTAACGAATCTTTGCCAAATATAAAAAACACATCGTTTTCTTTTCGCTCTTTAGTCGTTAACCTGTCAATTGATTGAATGAAGTTGGTCCCGGAGAATCCAAAGTTGTAAAATACTAAACAATGCGCTTTACTTAAATTCACACCTAATGCACTCGAATACTGCTGTCCAATGTAATGCTTACTCGTTGTGTTAAACTCGTTTAAATCGCTTGTAGAGTTAGGAAAAACTAACTTTAATAATTCAAGCTCTTCAACGTAATAGTAAAATATTGCCAACTTTTTGCCTTCAAAGTAATCTCTAATAAATTTAGCTTTGCGAGTATTAAGAATCATTGATTTTCCCGACTCAAACTTAATTGTCCCATTCTCTAATTGGTGAACTTTCTGCATTAATTTTGCTCCCGAATCTGCTAATATTACGTTTTCTTTACCCTCTATTATTAAGTCTTTCTCTAATCTTTCAATTAAGTTTCTGCATAATGTAGGGTAATAGATCACGTGTTCTTTTACTTTGCTTTCAAAACCGCTTTGTTCTTGAGTAAACTTAATAATATACGGTTGTATTGCCTCGTCAATCAATGCAATTTTTGCATCTGAATAATCGTTAATCATTGCATAACCCATGTTCTTTTGTTTCACGTTTACGAATGTTTTTGACCATTTGTAAAAATTAATGTCTTTAAATGGTGAATAAGAACTAACCCAAAACTGATGGTACATTTGAGAATAACTTTCAGATGCAGGTGTACCGCTTAAAAATATCATTGGCACACGGGAATACTTAAGTTTAAATTCTTTTACTCGTTTTGATGGCTTCGGGAATGCTCCGAATCTGTGATGCTCATCGTGGATTATTAAATCAAAGTTTCCTTCGATATTAGCTAATTGATCATCATTTGTAACGGTTATATTAAACGTATAACCAAAGTTAGTGTAATCGCTTTCAATCGAACTTATAGCTTTCTTTTTAGTTAAGAATAAAACGTTGTTAGCTCCGTATAGTTTAGCTGTTTCTAAAGCTGTTAAAGTTTTCCCTGTACGAACTTGCATCATTAGGTAAACTATTCGCTTTTCTTTTAATATGTCAACTGCTTGTTCTGATATATCAACTTGGTAATCTCTTAAGAACATTTTTTACGTCTTTTAATTTGTTTATAATATCGGTGTACTTAGTAATCATTTCAAGTCGTTCAGGTGTTTTTTCAATAATAACACTTAATGACTGTTTTACCTTTTCAATCTCACCGTCTAAAATTATCGCTGTTAATCTTTTATCCATCTCTCAGATTCAAATTTAAACTCCATTAATAAAAAATCTTTTTTAATCATTTTAAGATTGCTAATTGAATCGTTTAATGACTTTATTAAATCCGTTCTATGTGGATGTTTTTCATTTACAAAATCAATTGAATCTACATACGTATTAATAACATAGTCTAAGCTATTAAACGCTAACATCGTATCAAATCTCATATTGTGTCCCAAATATCAAGGTCGCTTTCTGTTACTTCTTTAGGTGTAATAGACCTTTCTGTTATCATAAATTTTAAAGCTCCTCCAGGAGTTCTTGATTCGTAATCGTAACAAAAGAAATCACAAAACTTTTTTATAGATTGTGTTACCTCTTTTTTTGATTTTGCCATAAATGATTTTGAAATACTAAACTTATATTTATCATAGGTTTCTTGACCAGATAACCATTCATTTTTTGGCAAATCTAAACAAAATTCGTAAAGCTCTTTGCCTAAGTTAGCTTCCAACTTTTTAAGTGGTAAAGAAATTGATTTGTATGATACCAATCCATTATTAAGATATTTTTTTAAACATTCAATCATGTAACAATCAAAACGCGCCCACTCTAATTCGTCCCAATCAGTAAATAAATAATGACCAAAAAATTCATAAGGTGTATTATCAGCATTAAAAAAAGTTGATAATTCTAATTCAAACTTTCTTGCATCGTGTGAATCTCCATTTCCTTTAAGTACATAATTTGTAGAAATTACAATCTTTGGAGAGTCTTCTACAGGAAGTTTAATAGTGTCTTTTCCTTTATAGGTTATATCAATCCCCTCTGTAATAACACTAAACAAATTCTCAAATTGAAAGTTCTTTTTTACATCGTCAAAAACCAATATTTGACAATCAGTTTTTACAGATTGATAAGGGAAATCTCCACCAAACTTAAACTGTTTACCGTCTATTGACTGTAGTTTTTTCATGTGTTTTAAACTGTTCCAAAATACGCCTTTTCCACTTCTGCCATTTGGTGAGTCACTTATCATTTCATCATTAAGAATAATTGCTTTATTATTTCCTGATGTCTTATAAGAATGTATTAAATACCCTATTGCTGTTTGAAAAGAATTATATCTGGCAACTGCTGTTTCATGTTTATTTTGGTCTTCTACAGATGAATACTCATTTAAATCAATACCTCCTGATATTTTCCATACAAACTTTCTAAATTCTGAATCATGGTGGTCAGAACTTACATACTTTCTTTTAATTACTTGATTTTCCCAAATGTTAAGGTTAAAATCTTTGTAGTCTTTAAGTTCTGATTTGTTTTTAGTTACTTCTAATATTCCATTTTCATAAAATAAATATGCAATGTCTTTAGTGTCTTTTAAAACTTTTATTTCCTTACTTTCAATCATACTTAAATAGTCACGTTTAAAAAACTTAATGTTTGAAGTCATAAGATTGTAAACGTCTTCGCTTAAACGTTCCTTTAAGATGTGATTAAGAACAAAATCTTTAACCTCTACTTCGTCTACAATTTCTAAAAATATTCCGTTTTTTTTAATTATGTTAAAAGTACTATTTGGATTAGGTCGATTTTTAAAAAAACAATTCATTTCTAAAAACCTTTTGAACTTGTAATTATTCAATGACACTTTACCATCTTGGTTAACTGACCAAAACTTTTCTTCAGGGTTTATATTATTCATGATTTCTTTCTTTCTTTTATATTATTATAAGCCATTGATACTATTTGTAAGTTATCAATGTTATTATTTAAAGGGTTATTATCAATATGATCTATAACAGTTTTTCTATCTGTTTTAACATAATCTAAAAAACATAAAGCCATTAACGAATGAACTCTTAAAGTTTTTTTTATTCCTTTTTTATACAAACTTATCTGAGGATAGTTTCTTCTTAAGACACCGCTCATATGATGATTAATTATCCTTTCTTGTAATTTACCGTTTTTATAAAATCCTTTAATTCTACCGTAAGAACTTATCTCATAAAGACCTTCATAATCTTTAATTGGTTTCCATACTTCTTTTCCTATCATAATTTTTTTTAAATGCAAAAAGCCATCTTCAAAAGGTGCGTGAGAAAACCCTTATCAGATAGCTTTTTAAATAATTTCTTTATGAAGTTCTCACGCTTCGATATGCAAATATAGCAATAATATTTTAATTATATTCTATTTATATTAATTTATAACGATTCTAAATAATGTTTTATTCATCTCTCCACATCTCTACACATCTCTACAGCTATCTCTACACACCTTAAGCCTTGTGTTTATTGGTGTTTTATTGTTTTTGTAGACTTGTAGAGATGTTTTTCAATATTTTTTTATTTTCACTGTTTCCCCTTTTATATATAAAAGATTGTTATTTTACCTCTACATCTCTACAAAATCACGTTAACCCTTGTGTTTATTGGTGTTTTGACTGTAGAGATGACTGTAGAGATGTGTAGAGATGTGGAGATGTACACAAAAAAACCGACTTATTAGGTCGGTTTAGTTGGTTATAAAACTTTTTTTAATAGGTAAAGTAATTCTTGAGCTTCGTCATAATCTAATCTGTTTTTATTACGTTGTGTAAATTCTATTCCATTTCCTGTATCTTCTATTTCAAAAATTGCTTGTCCTTTTAAATCCTCATACCAACCTTCATCTTTCGGGTCTGCTAATAATGTATGTTTACTTTCTATTTTTTGGTATAAATAACCACAACCTCCTAATTTTATCTTTTTCATTTTAAAACTTTTTTAACATTTGAATATAGCCCTCATCCTCTGCGTATCCTATTTTTTGCAAGAATACGTAATAATCGCCTTTAACGTATCTTTTATCCTGCCACGTCTTGTAATACTCTACACAGGCTTCGACGCTCTTAAAACGCATTAAACGACCCTTATATATGAATCCGAACGCGTTGTTGTACTCCGTGAATGCTCTGCTAACTCCATTACCTGTTTCTAAGCGGTATTGTGCGTAAACAATTTCAGGGTGTTTTATGCCCTTATCCTTGATTTGCTGTAAAGTCAATTGACCGATAGATATACTGCTCATCATTAGAAAGCTCGTCATAAGTAGGGGCTTGATATTCATAATCTTCTTCATAATATGGTTGATTTTTATGCCCAAAATATAGGCTTGTTATGTACTTTTTTCCTTCCCATGTTGCAATTGCGTGTCCAACGGTCGCAATGGGTACGTTTAAATGTTTAGCGATGTCCAACTGAATCCAGCCAGCTTCGAGCATGTTACGTACACGCTCGTAAATGTATTCATAACTCGAAGGGCTTTTCACAATAGCAATTTATTAAAATGTTTTGAAATGGTGCGTCTTGGTCGTAATCGGTAACCATGTACTCACCGCTACCGCCACACGTTATACACTTATTTATTTCTGCAAACTCGGTAAATTGCTCTAACTCCATTGTTGTACAGATACGGTTTCCAGGCTCATCGTAAACTAAACCGTCATTTATGTATAAACGCTCTCTAAGGTCTTCAAACGTTGCCCATACACTATCGCTGTCAATCTTCATAAATTCCACGTCTGAAGGCATAATTAACGTGTCTACCTTGAATATATTTCTAATTAACTTCTTCATAACTTCTACCAATTAAATAACAACCTAATAATCCAAATCCAATCCATATTGCGGTGGATGTATTCCAATACTGATTTACAAATCCTACAATGATAATGCAAATCAATGCGTATAATAATTTTTTAGCGTATTTCATGACCCATAATTTTAAGAATGAATAAATAATTTTCTCCGACAACCTTTTGCGTTTCGGTTACTAGCTCCTTTGAATAAGGCACTTGTTCGAACCTGTTATCATAACCTAAAATCTTTCTGATTTCGGTAATTTGACTTTCAATTAATTCTGCTGTTTTCATGTGTTTTTATTTTTTAAAATTTTAAATTGCTCTAAATCACTGAAATTATTAAACTCATAAATACTACCATTATTATTATCTATTTTTTTAATAAATAAATGTTTATTTTCTTTATAAAATCTAATACATTCACTGCTCATTTTATAAGTTACAAAAGCGTCAAATTGTATATCAATCACTTCATACTTTTTAAAACAAGTGTCCTTATCTGATTTTAACCACTCATGATAAACCATTACCGCAAACGGTTTCATTGCTTCAATTTTTTTTTCAATTGAATCTTTTACAACAACATTAGTTAAATTACTCATACTTTATAGTGTTTATGTTTTTAAATATGTAGCAAATATATATATTAATAATTAATACACCAAACTTTAGGGCAAAAAAAAAGCGATTTATTTCTAAACCGCTCCAAAACACTCTATAAAGATACTAAAATTCTTCTAATAAACAGTACGTTATTCTATTTTGATTTTTAATTAAATTTATGATCATGCTGTATTGCTCTACATTATTGCATACTTGACAACCAGCACTCCAACCACCAATGTTTTCACCAATCTTTTTTACGGATAAATCATTTGAAATGCTGTGAAAGTTGATTCCGTAACCACTGCCTTTAATAGGTATTCCGATTTCCTCAGATTTACCATCCCTATCTCCGTCACGGTATACAATGAATGGACCAACCTGTCTTAATGCAGGCATCTTACCTTGATGTAAACCATAGGCCCAAACATCGTAATACCATTCGTTGGACTTAACAACTGCTGCACCTACTTTGTTATACTTCAGAAAGCCACCTTCTAAAATTGGTGTGCCAGGATTAGTTGTACCTGTAACAACTTTTACAAATTGTTCACCATTGAATAAGTAAAACTTATCATCGTACTTATTTGGTGCGTCCTCATTTGATCTAACACCAAGGATCCAATATCCTAATGGAATAGTTTTGAATGACTTTAACTCTTCTACTCTATCGAGTAGTTGGTCTGTTGTGTAACTTCTAACGTTGCTCATCTATTGTAAGTTGTGATAATACTCCTGCTACTGACCCAACTGCAACCATATAAGGGGCAATTGCTAATCCAAAAGGCGGGGCGATTAAAACCGCTCCTATACCTCCGATTGCTATCCCAATACTTTGCACTTTTTTCCAGAACAAGGGCGTTGGCGCATTCCATCTATTTCTTAATGACTTCAAAACTTCCATCTGTAAATTTTATCATGTAATTACTTGAGTCGCTCCAAACCGTTTTAACGACTTTATTATTTATTATTTGACCTTCGTAGAATTTACGTTTCATATAAATTCACTAACAATTGGATTATAAGGAATTAAAGGAAGTGTAAACCACCAATTAATCACTCCTAACTCGTTTGCACGTACTAAAGTAATACTATTATAAACTTCTTGAGAAATATAATGATTCCCATTTGCATCTTGTGGTGGATTCATAACTTGGATACCGTCGTAAGTTTGACCCATCAGTTGATTTTTTTGTTCTGTTGTTAATTGGTATACATTCATCTTGATAAAGTTGTGTTAAACGTGTTTACTGCTGTTCTATAATTTGACACCTCTGTGTCTGTTAATCCATCTCCAATTGATGCAAAAGCTGTTTGTTTACTTGAAAATAATTGAGCTGTACCCCCCGCATTTCTTGCTCCTAAAAACATATTATAAGTATCTAATACTGAATTATCAGAAGTTGAAACACTTGACTCACTAACCCCATTTAAATAAACTTCCCTGTCTGTATCACTTCTTTTTGTACCAACCCAAAAACCGACACCCGACGAAGTAGTTGTAAAACTAACCGCTGAAAGAACTTGACCGCTAATATAATTTCCTGCTGCCCTTAATTGTGCAATTATTGTTGATGGTAAATTATTGTACGACCCTATCTCGACCTCTACATTTGCGTTTGTACTTCTTGAATAATAAGCAAGGTGATTGTTTGTTTGTAATAAATTAGCTCCGAGTTTAGTATCAGCATAAGCATCTGTTCCATTTGGCAAAGCTCCTGTGCTTGAATGAGTCCAACCATTTACAAACACTAATCTGTAAGCAGCATCTAAATCTCTTGGGTCTTTTAAGTTCCATTTATGAGTTGATGCAGAACCACCTACAAATGGATAGATAGCTTTCATTTTAGTCCAAATGTCGTAAGTTTTTAAATCAGTTACAAGGGTATTAATCGCTGTTTGTTGTGTAAAATCTGAAATGCTTGCGGCTGTAAAGAATGCTTGTGCATCCGAGTCAAACGAAACACCACCACTACTACTTACTATCCCGTAATTTGCTAATATCATTTAAATAAATTTTAAGTTTAATTATATTTTCCTCTTTTGGTTTATATTCTTTTTTCTTTTTCATAAATACCAATTAGTTAAATAGTTATTATGTTGTGGGTAAACGTCCCCGTTCTCATTGGTTGTATACTCAGGGAATAAACTATTGTTCTTGCAAATATAGTCTAAAAACCTTTGTGAATACGATTCTGCAATACGTTTTTCTTTCTCGATTAAGTAGTCAACTTCCTCTTTCGATACAATTTCGCTATTCTCAGATTGATGCTTATAAATCCCTTTATTTGAAATTGTGTAAGCGCAAAAAGGCAAATATTCAACCATAGTAAAATGTATGAGCATCGGCTTTAAATACGACCGTACAAGGGTTATATAGTTACCTGCAAGTGTATTGTTGGTAATATCAGTTTTTATCTTATCCAATAGTTTACTACCCGTGTATTGTTGAATCCAAATGTTTTGGGCTACAAGTACAAATTGAATCACTTTGTCAACGTCAGTGTTTGCGTTTAAAGAAGTGTATTCTTGTAAGTCTTTTTTCGATATTAATAGTGCTTCTGCCATGTCTTAAAATTATTTAGGTAAAAATCCCTTGTTAGGCATATCAATAGGTCTTGTATAAACTTTTTTATCATTCACGGGTACAATCTCACCAAGTTTGCGAGCAATTGAAGGTCTAAACTCTTTCATGTATTTTTGTGCAATTGGTGAATTAACATCAGATTTTCTTAAATAAGTTTCACGAACCCATTTATGGTGGCAAGCTCCTCCGCCTTTATAAAAAAAGACATCGTATGTAGTCGCTCCACGCGGCCCTAAACCTCCAACTGTACCATCTGAACGTGTACGTGTTTGGTTTACAATCTCATTACTCATTCTAACAATGTCTTCCTTACGATAAACTTTGTTAGCTTGAATCATTTTCTTACAAAACAACCTTGAATCGTCCGAAGTATCACCTGTATATCTATAACGATGTTTGAAAAGTTTACCATCTTGAATACTGTTTGCATTTGGTCTTGCCGTACCTGTTTTAACAAGGTTTAAAAACTTAGAAAGATTTGTAGGCTCGTTTAGTTTTTCAAGCTCTGCATCCAACTCATCCTCTAAATCATAATCAACATCTCTGCTATCAACTAATACCCATTCATCTAAATCAACATCTTCACCATACTTCGCAACGTCCAACTCATCCTGTGCGCTCATTTTAAGCTCTTGTACAGGTTGTGGCTCATCCCCTTGTAAAGGATTTAATGTTTTAAACTTTAGGTTAAGTGATACACCATTAAATGACAACACTTTTTTAAGCATTTCAACTATCATTTGTTGTTTTGGTTTAATCACCATGTTTTCAAACAACCACACCCCTGTTTTCATCTCATCTGCATTTGAACTAAACCCACTTGCTGAAGTCACACCGAATAACAATGGTGTAGTTACATTGTGGCTACGTAATATCTTAGCTGTAGACTCATCTGATAAATAAGAATAATGGTCCGCAGCATCTTGCAATGGTATAGTGTCGACCGTTGTCTTTGTGTTTTCGTTATCATTGAATGATATTACAACTTTCTTACCTTTTGAACCTGTTAACTTACCAATTACTTGCGCTGAAATCTCATCTTTTTGCTCATCCGTTGGAGTCCCATTGTTAAAATTTACGATAGTCGTGGGAGCAAAAGAGTTACTAACCTCATTTATAAGGTATTCAGCTATTTTCTCTTCTAACAACGCGTAATCAATACCACCTTGATAATCTACATTTGAGAAGTATTTCATCCCGGCAGTGTAAGGCGCCAAATATAAAATCTCTACTTCTTTCTTAGACGTTCCAAACGCATCTAATCTTTTAGGCACATACTTCTTTGGATCCGTCCAATTGTCAGAATAGAAATATCCTACAATATCACCATCTTCATTACACTTTTCAGGTCTTAATAATTGTATAGGTGTATGAAAAGCCCTTGTAATTGCTTTATGTCCTTTATCGTAATGAATCTGTAATGCACACTGCCCAAGTGTGTACAAATCAAAGATTATACGTCTTAAATCATCCTCTTTTAATATAGATAATAGTTGCGCCCATTCGTTTGGCTTCATTGCACTATCAGTAGCCGTCAATCCTTGACCGTAAATTAACCTACAAATGTTATTAATTACAGCGTTGTTCGTTGCTGAATTACTATAACGGTCAATTAAAAATTGATAGTAGTTATTATCTTCACCGTATTCCACCCACTCATTCTTGTTATTCTCAACAATTACGGGAGCAGTATAGGATGATAATTGTATAATATTATTCATATATAATAAATTCGTTTGTTGTTACCGTTTGAGTAAAGTTAGAGCTTGGATTATTCGTGCAGAATATACGCCCGTAAAATCTAATATCGTTGGTTTTGCCTATCTTACAAACATACGTATGACCTTCTATTAATCCAAATGTAGCGGTCGCTGTATGGTAATAGTCACCTGTTGCGTATGTAGTGATGTTAATCGTTGTGGTGACGTTTGTCTGTTCGTCTGTTAAGAATATCTTATCTGAGTTTCCCGAGCCTTCACGTGGCACGAAGTAAACTATTTGAGGGCTTGTGGATGTCGTTAATACTATCATGTAATAGTATAACTAAAAAAGAGTGTTTTTGTTGCAAAAAAAAGAGGGGTGTTTTAAGCCCCTCCGTGCATTAACTTGTTACAATTGTCGATGCTGCTGATAAAGGTATAGTCGAAGCCTGCCCAACTCTAAATGAATTAGTGCCATTAATAACAAATGGTGACGGTAATAGTTCTTCCGCAACGAAAGTTAAACTGTAACCATTAAAATCACCTAAGGCCCCACCATTATTTATTGAACCTGCCGTTAAATCACAACCTCTCAAAAGCCCAACTAAGAAAAATTGTCCCTCGTTGTTTTCAACTAAAATACGTGGTTTTGCATACGCTAATAATTTGACTTCTTTGTGCGTTGCAATATCTTGTTTTTTTAGTTTTATAGTCAATGTCTGACGGAAGAATGTAGTACCATTTTCACGTGAACTTACTATATCTTGGTCGTAAACATTTTCGTTAGATTTTAGTTCATACTTGTAAATAGAATTAACAAAATTCACATACCAAACGTCATTAGTATTTACAAAAGGCGGTGTACCTGAAGGGTCGTAAAATACAATGTTTCCTAATTGTAAATCTTGATTTATAAAGTAAACGTTTTTAAGCCCTGCAAGGCTATCCTTACAAGGCTCTGAACGTCCAAGGGTTATTAAACAAGCCACGACTAAGCAGTTGTTACTGTTGCACCTGTGAAACAATCAGAAACAATTGTTGTTGAACTTGTAATGTCTGTGAATGGTGCAGGTAAAGCCTCTTCCGCAACAAAAGTTAAAGAGTAACCATTAAAATCGCCTAAAGCACCACCATTGTTTATACTTCCAGCAGTTAAATCAGCACCTCTAAACAATCCCATAACAAAGAACTGACCGTTATTATTCTCTACTAACACGTGTGGTCTTGAGTAAGCTAATAACTTCACTTCTTTGTGCGTTGTAGCGTCTTGTTTTTTCAGTTTAATTGTTAACGTTTGACGGAAGAACGTTGTACCTGCTTCGCGACTCGATACTATTTCTTGGTCGAATACGTTTTCGTTTGATTTTAACTCGTACTTATACAAGTTATCAACGTTAATAACAGCTGTTATTAGGTCATTTGAAAATGTCACATCAGACGGTAGTATCTGATAATTAATAAAGTATACGGCTTTCAGTCCTCCGATTGCCTCTTTGCACGCCTCCGCGCGTCCTATTGATAAATTACAAGCCATAAAAATAAAGTTTAAAAAAAAAGGAGGGAAGTTAAACCCCCTCCCTTAATTGGTTATTAATTAGTTAATTAATTTGCTGCGTTTACGATGTTGTAAGTAACAATGTCTGATACAGAATGGTAATTTACAGCCATTCCTGCACGTAATACAAATCTTACATTTTGTGACCCGTCTAAAGGACTCATGTCCAAAAGCGCGATTTCATTTGTGTCGTTTAATAAACCACAACCGAAAAACAAGTTTGAAGTTTCAGCAGCGATAGCAGTGTTAGCAGCCAATCCGTTAGCAACAAAAATCGGAATACCATCGAAAGTTAAAGCACCACCGTTGTACCATTGTGTTCCCTTAGCATCTGTACCAGAGTTAGAAGTAGCAGCTACTGAGAAACCACCCAACGCTCTAATGTAAGCCTTCATAACACCTTGTGGCACGTAGATTTTTAAATCAGGTGAACCGTACAATGCAGCAGGAATTGCATCTACAATTTTTCCTAATTCAGTAATTACCGTAGCAGATGCAGAGATAGCAGAAGAACCTGCAACCTCATTCGCAGTTGGTAAAGCAGCGTCTAAAGATAATAATGTAGAAATACCGTCAATTTGCCCAGCAGTTGCGTTTGTACCTCTCCAAATAGAAACCTCAACAGATGAAGCAACCTTATCAGTGATGTAAGCTAACAAGTAGTCAACAAATGATTTTGCCAAAACTTTATTAGCACTGAATCCCATTTCTTCAGCTTGCCATGTAGCCAAAAAGTCTTTTTTACACAATTGTAAATTAACTTGAAACTGCTCCAATGTCAAACTTCTTTCAGAAAGTGTTACAGTAGATGTAGCATCAAAATCACACGTTGCGTTCTTTAAAATGTCGTCCGTTCCAATTTTGAACATTGTAGTTTTGTAAGCAATGTTTGGTATGATAGTCATACCTCCATTTGCCAAAGTGTTACCGCTTAATAAAGCAGCTTTTACCCATAATTTGGAATCTTGCCCAGCATATGAAGTTGAAATGTTGATTGTTGTAGCCATTTTTTATTTGTTTATTTGTTATTGTATACTTCTTCTAAAATCTTATCTCTTGTTGATTTACCTGTGTTTGTAGCTAAATCCATGTGCTCAATTGGTTTTGCGTTTTCAGGGTTGAATTGGATTGGTTTAGGCTCTGCCGTTAACTCTATTTCTTCTGTAGTCATTGCAGCTAATTTAGTTTCAAGCTCAGCAATCTTTGATTCCATTTCAGCAAAGTGTTGTTCTGTAATTGACACCACTTTTTTAGGTTGTTTTACTTCAACTTCTGGAGTAACATCTGCTTCAACTGGTATCTCTTCCTCTTCTGATTCTGCAGGCATCTCTTCAATAGCTGCAATCATTCCTTTTTCTTCAACGATAAGTAAACGACCATCTTCAAGCTCGTACTTGCCAATCTCTAATGGTGCAGGTTCACCTTCAGGAACTACAATCATAACACTAGCACCAGCTTCAAATGAATCGGCTTCAATTACCGTGTTACCATCTACTAGCTTCATTTGCTCTAACTTCACCTCCATTCCTAAGAAGGTCTTGATAGTTTTTAACGCGTCTTTTATTTCTTTAGTCATATCTTTTTTCTTTAATAACTTTATTAACCTCTTTCTGTTGTAATTTGCCTTACTTCAATAGTATGGTTTACATTACTAATTGTTTGTTGGTTAGTACTTCCAACACCTTGAGAGTTACCATCGCAACACTC